GCCACACTCGTCATCTCAGGATAACAAAGTTTGTTTGGTAACAAATAAGGAACACCAACTGAGAATCCATCAGTTGTTGAAATACTCCAAGCAGAATATGTTTGAAATGTTCCTACTCCAAATTTCATAGTAGATAGGAAGTCCATATATTCATCACGACTTTCACAATTAACTTTTTCATTCCACGGCCTATCAACTTGTGTTAGTGTTGTGTATACTTTGAAGTCTTGTCTTTGTTCCCATATTTCATCACATACTTTTACAAACC